GAGAGGAGGTGGTGGTGGTGGTCTCTCTTGATGCCCAGCGACTCAGATAGGATTTGAACCTATGACCGACTGCTTAGAAGGCAGTTGCTCTATCCAGCTGAGCTACTGAGTCATGTGGTAGTTCCTATCGCCGCTGACCCTGAACTACCAAGGGGATCACCGCAGTTGATTATGCTCTTTCGATACCGTCTGAGTAATCAACAAAGTCATCATACTGCTCTTGAGAGATTTCGTCAAGTGATACAACCTCTAGATCTTCTTTAGGGTCGAACCACTCATCAAACTCTGCCATGATGGCCATCTGATCGTAAATTCTTTCTACACCTTTGCCACTGTACTCTTCTACTTTTTCAATTGCCCACTGTCGAACGTCAGCAACGATTTCTTCAGTCTCCATCATAATAATCTTTTCGGAAGTACCTGCTGAGGATGTTACTATTGTAGTAGGCAGGTCCCCCTGTGTCAAGGGATTCTGTGAGAACTCCGTTGAGAAAGAGTTGTTTTGTTTCCTCGAAGTTTGTTTTGCCAGCTGTTTTATGTAAGCTGAGGATAGTGCGACTAAAGTTTTGTCTACCCAGTCGTTCAATATCCTCTTTAAGTTCTGAGCAAGACCCATAATAATTTTTCCAGTCGGATTCTTTTTTTACTCGGCGTTTTTTTCCTGGAGGTTTCCGATGACTCCAAAAATACTTTCTCCCAACGTATTGTCGTTGGTTGATGAGATTGGTAATGTTATAAACAAAACCATAGTAGTCGTGAACATCGTCACTAGTAAAAGGTCTCTCCAAATAGATCCATGGATTCTCATAATCAATATCGATACTCATCAATAATGTTCAATACCTTATCGAGATATTTATGTGCCATATCTCGATCTCCCTGCCACACGGTATCAGGTTCTTCGTATACATCATTTTTTAATTGAAGTACACGATTTTTTAACTCTTCTTTCTTCAATTCATTCTTAGGCATAGGGGAACCTCATGTCCCCCTATTTAAGCACGCTTCAGAGTTGGAAACCACTGAATGTGTCCTTTTTCACATCTTGCTTGATTCCACCAACAACATAAGACTCTACTTCAGTCTCCTGTGGTGCTACCTGAAGACCCTTAGAAGAGATCCAGTGCTGTGTCCAGGGCAGTGGATTAGCAGATGCTGCTACATCATAAACAGGTTTCAGTCCGATGCCTTTCAGACGACGATTAGCGACCCACTCAACATACTGCTGGAGAAGTTTATCATTCAAACCAATCATCGATCCATCCTTAAACAGATAATCGGCCCAACGCTTCTCCTCATTCACAGCATTATCAAATGCCTTATAGGTCCACTCCTCTTCTTCCTTCATGATTTGCTTCATTTCAGGATCATCACCTTTCTTCCACTTGTTCAGAATATTTTGGGTAATGGCGAGGTGTTGGTTCTCATCTCTAGCAATAAGGGAGATAATTTTTGCTGAACCTTCCATGAGTTTAAGTTCACCAAAAGCAAAGCTGCAAGCAAAAGAAACATAAAACCGAATTCCTTCAAGGATATTGACATTAGCAACTGCTCTATAAAGTTTGCGTTTCAATTCACGTCTTTCGATAGATCCTGCATAGTGACCTTCTGTGGCAAGTTCCCACATAGTGCCACCATCATACTCATGGGCACCCTGAATGAAGTCATCGTATGCTGCTGTAACACTGCTAGCACGTTCCAGAATGCGATCATCAGTCACAATCTTGTCAAAGACCTCTGAAGGGTCACTGTAGATGTTCTTGATGATGTACGTATAGGATCGACTATGGATCATCTCCATGAATCCCCAGACCTCCATACATGCCTCTAGTTCGGGTAGACTGCAATAAGGTATAAAAGCCATCCCAGGACCACGCCCTTGTATGGAGTCAAGCATAATCTGATACTTGAGGTTGCTTGTATAGATATGCTTTTGTTCAGGGCGAAGTGTTTGATAATCTCCACGATCTTTTTGCAGTGAGACTTCTTCTGGACGCCAGAAGTATCCTAATTGTTGAGTAGTTAGTTTGTCAAAAATAGGATACTTATACGAGTCATACCTCTGGATACCCAGAGGTTTACCAAAGAACATCGGTTGCTTCTTTGTATTAACTTGTTCAGTGTTAAAGACCGTCATGCCCTTAACTTTTGTCATGTTGTTGTCCTCTACGGAAGATACTTTAAACTGCACAGGATTCACACTCTCCCTCCTCGGCTTGTTCTAATTCGTTTAACAGATTATCTAAATTTGATTTAGGTTCCTCTACTACCTCATCATTTTTCATATCATGAGTATTCTGATAGTAGGAAGTTTTCCAACCGTACTTATATGTAGTCAAAAAGTCTTGTGCCATAGTGGACACAGGTACTTCATTATCAGGATACTGTTCTGGATTATAACTCCAGTTGCCAGAAATTGCCTGATCAAAGAATTTTTGCATCACAGCAACAATATTAATATAACCACGATTGGACTCCATATCCCAAAGGAGCGTATAATTATTTTTAAGAGATCCATATTGAGGAACAATCTGTTTGAGTGGTCCTTTCTTTGATTTCTTAATGGACAGATAGTCTCTAGGTGGCTCAATTCCATTTGTTGCGTTTGACACAACGGAACTGCTCTCCGATGGCATCTGAGCAGACAGTGTTGAGTGCCGTAAACCGTATTCGGAGATAGATGCGCGAAGACTCTCCCAATCATGCTCTAACTCCTGACTAGAGATTTCATCAACATCCTTCTTATATGTATCGATAGGAAGAATTCCATCAGCATACTTGGTGCGACCAAAGTCTGCACACCATCCTTTCTCCTTGGCAATTTGATTAGAAGACTTCAAGAGATAATATTGAAATGCTTCGGTCAATCCATGAACTGCATCCCATGCCTCTTGAGAGTCATACTTGAATCCAAGTTTAGCAAGGTAATGTGCTAGACCAATAAACCCAATTCCAAGGGATCTACGTGCCTTTGTAGCACGTTCTGCTGCCTTTACGGGATACTCTTGATGGTCAATCAATTCTTCCAGGCCACGGACAGAAAGATCACAAAGATTTTCTAATTCGTCATCGGTCTTGACTTTACCAATATTAATGGCAGAAAGAATGCATAGAGCAATCTCACCAAACTCGTCATCAATATGACTAATTGGATCTGTTGGCAAAGTAATCTCCTGACACAGGTTACTCATATTCACCTTGTCCTTGAAAGAAGAGTGAGAGTTGCAGTGGTCGATGTTCATGATATACAAACGACCAGTCTCTGCTCTCTCCTTCAGGAGATCGAGGATTAGTTTTTGTGCCCCGATAGTCTTTCTTGGAACAGACTCATCTCGTTCAAACCCCACATATAAATCATCGAACCTGTCAGTACCAAAGGAATCATACAGACCCGGTACGTCATGCGGTGAGAAGAGGCTAATCTCTCCATCCTGAATGAAACGTTCGTAGAAAATCTTTGAAATTTGGATTGAGTAGTCAAGTTTTCGTACCCGATTGTCTTCTGTACCTTTGTTATTCTTCAGGACGATGATGTCTTCGATCTCTTGGTGCCAGATTGGGAAGTGGACAGTTGCTGAGCCACCACGAATTCCATTCTGTGTACAGCATCGGACAGTCGATTCAAACTTTTTAAGAAATGGTACAACACCTGTGTGTTGGACTTCTCCACCTCTGATCTTAGCGTTGATGCCACGGATTCGGCCTGCGTTGATACCGATTCCCGCCCTTTGTGCAACGTATTTGCCAATTGCCATATCAGAGCTAAAGATAGAATCGAGGGTGTCATCAACATCAACAAGAACACAGCTAGCAAATTGTCGAAGTGGAGTTCGCACTCCTGCCATGATAGGTGTGGGAATGTTGAGTTTGTGTTTGGAGATGGCGTCATAGTACCTCTTAACGTATGACAAGCGAGTATCTTTTGGATACTCAGCGAAGATTGTCAAAGCAATCATGATATACATGAACTGTGGAGTCTCATAGACTCCGCCAGAACTTCTATCTTGTACTAGGTATTTATCTACAACCTGTCTCAGACCAGCATATGTAAAATCAAAATCTCGACCATGATCAATCATGGAGTTTGCTTTGTCAATCTCCTCTTTTGAATACTTAAGGAAAATATCTTTATCATATACTTCTTTAGAAGTACAGTCCATGATATGGTTTTCAAGATGAGGAAGTTCTCTCATCTTTCCATAGAGACTTTTACGAATACTAAACAGAAGCAAACGTGCTGCCACAAACTGATAGTTGGGGTGATCCAGATCGATCAGATCAGAAGCAGAACGAATCAGAATTTCTTGAATTTCTCCAGTAGTGATACCATCGTAAAACTGGATACCAGACTGGATCTCAACTTGACTCGCAGACACCCCTGCAAGACCCGTACACGCTTCATCAACCATCAAATGCATCTTCTCTAGGTCAAGAGGTTCAATTCTTCCGTCTCTCTTTTTAACCTTGGTGCCGTTCGTCATATCTTCTTCCAGGTGGTAAATTTAAGTTTTGCTTCTAATCCAGAATATGTGTTTGATTCTATCACAGACTGCACATCCAGTCCAGACATCACCATATCATTTATGTCTTTATCATCGATGCTCTCAGGCCAGATGACTACCGACTGGCCAGAATCGATGGTCTTAGAGATTCTGTTTGTAATTTCTCTGTTGCGGGGTTCGTTATCATAAATCCAAACAGGATTGCTGATCCCCCAACGATCAACATTAGCATCAGCTCCGCACATAGCAATCGAGTTGCGAATAAACGTGCTGTCGAAAGGTCCTTCTGTAACATAGACTGGAGCATCCTTTCTGATGTTATCAAGTCCATAGATTTTTGGTGCGTCATCATCAAGCATCACGGTAATATATTTAACAGGGTTTGGATTTATAGATCTTCCCTGGAGACCAATTAAGTTCTTTTCATAATAAAGTGGAATGATGATGCGTTCTTCATCATGCGTTGTATCATCAAAGGTCTGCTTAAGACTGTTTACAAACTTCTTAAAGTGTTCAGCATAGTAGAAATCATCAGGGTTTAGTTTTCTTGCTGTAAGATATCCAGCAGGTCTAGGATAATCAGATGCTTTGGGTAACTTTAATTTCTTCTTAAACTTGGGTGCTTCAAATTTAATGTCTGGTTGATCAATTACAAAGTTACGACCAGTATGGCCCCCTTTGAACTTCTCCATAACATATTGCTTATGAACAGCAGGATCAACCTGCTTCAAAAAGTTGTTAAGAGACATCGAAGCACCACAGTTATGGCACTTGAAATTAGTATTTGCCTTTACTGCGTAAAGATACCCTCGCGTTTTACTCTTGTTTTTCTTTGAGTCTCCGCAGATTGGACACCTAAAGTTGTATAGGTTTGATTTTACTCTCTTAAACTTATGAAGTTTAGGAGATACAAGTCCAATAAACTTGGAGTCAACGTGATCCATCCACAAAGGCAACCGCTGGTTGTATTATAACACTCTCAGCGGAGGATAACAAGGGTTTGATTATTTTAATAGATTGTGGGTTGGAAATTATCAATATTGCTCCCAGTGCTCCGATGCCAATCCAAAGTTTCCGTTCCAATAATGATAATCGTTGAGTAACGTTGTCATGATCGCTGTCCATTTTATCACGGAGTTTGTCGATCTTATCAAACAATATCTCGTCGATTTCTTCTTGCTTCGTAATTCGTTGTTCATGGACGGCCAACATCCTACTCACGTTATTATTTACCTCTGCAATTTTTTCAATTGCTGAGTCTAATCTTGAAACTAATGTCTCAAAATTTTCCAATCTTGTCTCTAGAACTGCGACTTTAACTTCTTCTTCCATCAGGCTTCCACATTTTACGTATACCCTTTTGGTAAATATATCTTTTCTTGTTTCTTACAGGAGGATCATCTCCTGCCTCCGCAGAACCTGCGATCTTCCCATGTGCCATAGCATTCGTGGGAGCATCCTCACGAATCATCTGAATAATTTTATCAAGAAGATTCTTTTTCATCGTAGATTCTATAAAGTTCTGCTAAACAGTTCATATCGACTTGTATATCATGAATGTGAGACTTTGGATACTCAGGAAATCTTCCTAGAAAAATGATGAAACTCTTCATCGATGACCAAAGATCGCTCTCAATCTTAAAGAACAACATAGGAGTTGTTGCTTCACCAAAAATATTATACAGAATAATGAAGTGATTTAGAAGAAGATGTGTCTTGAGTTGACCAGTATTCTTATACCGTTTCAGTAGTCTTTTAATGTATTTGAAATGATTCAAATCACGATCAAAGTCTTCCTTAGTTACAGCCTGAGGATTTTCATAATATTTTATTGCATATAGAAGAAAATTGTCTTCATTCAATTCATTAAAAAACATATATCACATATAAATTATTTCTGGCCAGGGAAAGCAGGACGGTTACCAGTCTGAATACCAGACATCGCAACCAAGATTTCCTTCTTAACCCTCAAGGTTCCGTGTTGATCGTTATACGTTGTGATACCAACCCAACCTACGCCGGACTCAAACGCAGTACCTGATGCAGTCTGAGAACCTGTGGTAGAAATACCATAGACGAATGTATCGGAGTTAGTATTTCTCTCACTATATGCAGGATCCTGTGTGAACGAAATAGGACACTGACTGATAGTGTAGGTAGTTGCTGCAATCGAAGTGAATGAATTGGTGAGACCTGAAGTCGAACCAATCGTTAATTGACTTGTACTTGCAACACCAACAATAACAGCAGAACCAAAGTAGGTAGAGATTCCGCCATCACTGGCATCTCTGTGACCAAAGTGAATAACATCACCGACTTGTGCTTCAGTGTGGCCTCCACCAGTGACACCAAAAGTGGTGCCGGTTCCAGTGACAACCAGAGTGGTATAATCAAACGTAACTGTGCCTGCGTTTCCCAGGTTGTCATTATTGCCCCAAAGTGCCATGTCTCTCTTCCGAAAATTTATTTGCTATAAGATATTTATAAAAAAGGAGACCTTGTAATATGGTCTCCTAAGTATCAATTTGCCTCTTCTCTTGCATTAATTGCCTTTGTGACAACCTCTAAAAGTTGATCGTCCATATCGGTCTTGGTTAGCTTAACTGCCTTAGCAAGAATAATAAGACAGATCTCAACCATCTTCTCACCGAGTTCTTCATTCTCAGGAATGTTTGAAACGGCATCTTTGATGATCTTCGACGCGAGAGGGAGTAGAAATGCAAGCATGGTAAATCTCAAGTACTGATACTATATATCAATCCTTATTAGAAACCCATTTACCTTTTGCTTTATCATAACGTTTTACTTCACCAGGACGTAAACGATCTCTTGCCTCTTCGGCACGTTTGGAAAATTTACCAAACTTCATTCTATTGTCTTGTTCTTTATGCTTCTTTTTCTCATCAGCAAATTTTTTCATTTGCTTAGAATCAGCATAATCAATTTTTTCATTCACATCACCAGAAGTATCTTTCTTATGAAGGTTTTTATAAAGATGTTTATGAAGAGGTTTTGCTTTCTTCATAATCTTATCTCGCTGCGAAAAATCTGCTGCTTCTTTTGCAACCTTCTTCTCAGGGAGTTTCTTATGCTTAGTTGATGCAAAGTCTTTCGCATCACTCTTCTTCATGGATGCTGCTGCTTGGGCAACCTCAGGTGAAGGGTTGGTCATGTCACCTTTCTTGGTGGCATAGACCATACCCATAAACCTTTGCTGTGCTTTAGATACTGCTGGCATATCAAGTCGCTTTCTTTCTGCGATTCATCTCCTTCGTCACTCTCTTCATCATAAATTGATTAGAAGGAAGACTCTGATC